GGGATTCTGACCCAAAGTTTTTCGTCGTTGACAAAGATTGCGTCCCTAAATTTTCTGCTGATATGACAAAAAACATAGTCCGGAGAGAGGTTTGTTTCTCGTTGGGTCACTATCAGCTCATAGCCTGTACCGTTGCAGTGAGGGCATGGCTGTAATTCCTCATTGTAACTGCATGTTCTATAATCTTGACAATTACGATAATTTTTGCACTTACCGCCTCTTGGGCCTTTATAGTTACATCGTCTCGTCTTGCCACCACAAACTTTACACTCTCTAATATCTTTCATTGTTGGGTTCATTTGGATTCTCCTTTAATGTCTACCATTCAACCCCCTTTATATTGTTAGTCTTTAAACTGGTCTTCTGCCCACTGTCTAATACATGGGTCTATAATTCCTTCATTACGAAATACATTTTCAATATTAATATTAATACTTGCATGTCTACCTTTACTATCTTTGAAGTTTAACCAGTGACCGTCTGACCCTTTTTTAATTTCTAATTCAACTATTTTTTTCATAATCACTCCTATTGGTTGTTGGTGTTATTTAATTTTAGTCCTCAAAAATAATTTTAACTTTTTTAATAAGACTTAAATAGTCTACTCCATGTTGATTGTCAGCGTGTGTCTCATTTACCTCTTTTTCAAAAGCTTCTATCGTACCGTAAAAACAACCACATTTAACATAGGTTTCGTTTTTAATTCTATGGAAGAATGTTCTTGCCTGCCTGCTACCTATATTTTTCGATATAAATGTTTGTGGGTTTTCTTTTGTATTTTTTACATGCTGAAGCACTGAGCAGTTCTGAAGCCCTGAGCAATCATGAAGCTCTGAGCAGTTCTGAAGCTCTAAGCAATACCGAAGCCTTGAACAATCCCGAAGCTCTGAGCAGTTCTGAAGCCTTGAACAATCCCGAAGCTCTGAGCAGTGATGAAGCTCTGAGCAGTGATGAAGCCATGAGCAATCCCGAAGCCCTGAGCAATCCCGAAGCTCTGAGCAGTTCTGAAGCCTTGAGCAATCATGAAGCTCTGAGCAGTTCTGAAGCCCTGAGCAATCATGAAGCTCTGAGCTTTCTTTTTTTGCCTGTTCTTCCGTCCATATATCGCACGACCAACTATTATTATTATCATCTATCCATCTGTTGTTTACTTTTTTCATAATACCTCCTATTTTTCAATTTGAGCATTTATATTTTATTCTGTATCCAATAAAATCATTCTACCCACCTTTTTCTTGACTTCACGGAAAAGGTCTCTCAATGACACAAGTTGGCACTTCTTAATGTCTTTTATTGTTGGCATAGCACCTCCTTAATGGCAAAGCGAAACATTACAGCAGGGGTTCGGAATCTTATAGCTTATTTCATCCGAGTAATCGCTCTCAATTACAGCTGTTACAGCAAAGAAATACGTTTGGCCTATAACCATATTATTGACCGTGATCTGAGTATTATTCCCTGCACTACGGATATTATCATATTTCCGACTCTCAGGGCCGTAATATAGAAAATAATCAGTTACCTGATGCTCAGGGTTTCTGTCCCATGCAAGCGTGACCTGCTCAGGCCCTGTGTCTGTTATAGTTAATAAAATAGCTAATAAAAACATGTTAATCATTTTAAGTTGTCCCTCATAATTTTAATCATAGTTTCTTCTTCGTCTTTAACAGCGGCTTCATAGGCACTCAACAAACAGGCAGACAAAGGCTCTTCCCTTTTATGACTAAAATAAAACTTCCCTTTTTCGTTAATACTCAATGAATAAAGATGATATCCGGTTTGTCTTACGTTTTTGTCTATGTTAATAATTGCTATCATTTTATTTCTTTCTCGCTAATTATGACTTGTTTTATTAGATCACGTATGTTTAGAGCTACAATTTCATCACCTTCAAGGTTGTGAGCAACAAAATGATCTACGACAACTTCACCATCTTCAGTAACCCAATACGTATCTATTTGTGGTTTGTTTTCATCAATCCAATCCAGTAAAGCACTATCATTCTTATACTTAGCAATTTCAGCTTCGAGTTCGGTCAAAAGATTACCCGTTCCTGTGCTGTATGATAATAACCTTAAATTTTTAATCAATTCTTTTGTGCTCATTTGTTTTCTCCATCTAAAGAAAGTACAAAAGTTCTTTTCACGTCCTTATAACTTAGCCCCACATAAAGGACATATTTTATTACTTTTTAACATTGTGTCATACTGCTCTTTAATTGTTTTAACAGCTTGTATTGCTGAATTCTGTATTGTTTTTGTTTTTTCAATACTATGTACTAATTTAAAAAGTTCTGTTATTTTAACACGTAAATTTTTATTAAAAATTATTTCTTTATTTAAAATAGAATACTCGTTTTTAATAAATAACCAATTTTTATCTTCTTTTATTTTATTAGTACACTTCTCTATCTCATAAGTAAGTTTATTTAATTCTTCTATTTTATTTTTTATTTTTTGATTATTAGGTATAAGGATTATTAATTCTTCATAAGGTTTCTTTATATATAACCATAACTCGTTGTCCTCTTTACTTTTTTTAACTTCTTCAATATCTTTAATAAGTACAGATAAATTAAAATATTTTTTAGATATTTCCTCTTGTTCTATAAGTAAACTATTTATTTCATTAGCAAGAATTTCTTTTTCTTCTAAAAAATCAAACTTTTGTAATTCCTCTTTTTTAACTTCTAATTTATTAGTTGTATCTATAATATCTGAATTTATTTTTCTAATTAAGCCAGCGGCCTTTCCTAATACTTCATCTATTATTCCTAAATTTACGACCGAGTTTAATTTACGTCCTCTTTCTCCTGCTGTATCTTGTAACATGAAATAAGGCTCGTGTTGAGTAAGTAAGTTAATTTCATTTGTATTAAACTTACTCAACACTTCTTCAGGTACTTCTCCTCTAAGTGCTTTATACTCTATATCTTCACAAACATACCCATTTTCAACTTTACCCCTTATTCTTGATATTTCACTACCCTCTTCTGTAGCAATAGCAACTATTGTATCTTCATTTTCATCTGCAAAGTGTGATTTAAAAGCAAACCCTTGTGGGCGATTAGTAAGTAACCATCTTAATGCTCTTATAATACTACTTTTACCATGATAAGAAGTTCCTTTAATTATATTAACCCCAGGATGAAACTCTAATGTAGAATCTTTATGGGCTTGGAAATTTTGAACATTTAATGTTTTAATCATGCTATTAACCTTAAGTTAGCTTTTAATTCATTTTCAGGTAAAATGTTTAATTCTCGATCTTGTAATATTCTTTCTCTTATTTCAGCTTGCATAGGTTCTTGTTTAGAACGAGCTACTTCTAATACTTCTAGGAGACTTACTTCTTTTAATAAGATGTTTTCAGAAGAAATGGAAGGGGGTTTAAATATTTCAGATACACTATAAGTTCTCATAGGATTATGACTAATACTAGGGTTAGGATCTAGTTCCCATCCACCCATAGGATATTTTTGTTGTTCCAAAATCTTTATTTCTTGGGCTAATTCTAAACTAGCTCCTATCTCTAATCCTCTACCATTATTGAAAGTATTATACTCTCTTCTTAAATCTTCCAGCTGAATAAAATTACTTCTTCCGTATGCTTTTTGATTAGGAAATCTTAATGAAATATAAAACCCATAAGGATCATTCTTTTCATTGAGTTGTATTTCCCATCCTGCTCTATTTAAAGATAATGAATCCGCAGTCCATCCCGCCCAATGTAGAATAAAAGGCGGATTTATCAATCTTCCTTGCATATTTTGTGGATTATAAGCCATTAATTTAGTTTCTGTTCTATTTCAATTTTTAATAATTCTAGTTCTCTATTAACATTAGCTACAATTTCTTTTGCAGATTTCAATTCTCTTAATTTTTCTTTGTATTTCCTTTTTAAATGTAATGCTCTTTCTTCATTAATTTCTTTTTCAGCTTCATTAATAACTGATAATGCTTTAGTACTTATATCACTCATTGTCTTCTCCTATTTTTGTTAAAATTATTGTTAGTTTCCAAGGGAATAATCTACTTAATAAACCCTTTTTCCTATTTCGTATTACTTCTTTTTTTAACTCTACAAGTCTTCTAAATTCCTCCTCTTCCAATTCTTTTTCAGCTTGTTTGATTATATCTTCTGTATTCATACCTCCCCCTTATCTTCTCTTATTCTATTAAATGTAGGAAATAATAAACTTCCATCCTCCGTTATTTCTTTATAATGTATTTCTATTATTTTAGGAGGTGTATGAAGAAGCCAAGCTCTCTCTATATCTGTATAACCTCCCCCAATTTTAACTTTTACACCTTCAAAATCTATTATTAAAGCTCCTAAGGAAGCTTTAATATATTTAGAATAATTAGAATTGGAGTAAAATTTTAAAGCTTGCATCCAAGTATGTAAACTAGGATCTTCATTAAAAGCTTTAGCAATAAGATACTGTTGATATTTTTCTATAAGTTCAGGGTCTTTTACTTTACGTAATCTTGATCTTACATCAGATACACTCTTTTTTTGGCCTTCAATAGTATATTTTTTATCCCCTTCTTCTACTCCTATTACTTTTACATCTACTTCTTTAAATAATTTACATTTAATCCAGTACTTATGATTCTTACCATATTTAATTGGTGAATTTAATAATTTAAGAACTAATCCTTCTTCACCTTCAGAGTCTACTTTTTTTAATAATTTTTTAACATCTTTAATGCAGGTTAATCCGCCCGGATGGTCTACATAGTATACATTATCCCATAAAGTACTAGTTTTATTATATAAAGTACATCTTTCTAATAAATCTAATCTTTCACATAAATAAGCATCCTCAGGCATATCAAATAACTCTAATTTAAAAACATCAGGGTCTAAATTCTCTAACCTCCTTGTTTGTGTCATTAATTTATTAAAAGACTTATCTTTAGGAGTTAATTCCCCATCAAACTCTATAATATCTTTACTTTCTGGGTATAATTTCTTTGCATACTCTGCCATATAAATAAGTTGTTCGTCAAATTTATGAAAATTATGATATTCTTTACCACTTCTACTCAACCAAAGTACTTTTGTTCCTGTAACATATATATTTACTCTTACTCCGTTTTTCTTTAAACTCCAACAAATATTACCCCACCCACCAGATGCTTGTATAAATTTATGTAAATCTTCAGATTCAAAATTAGTATATTTTAATCCACAAAGCATAAGATCATGTTTAGGTATTTCAGGTATTTCTTTAAGTACAGATGTTAATCCTAATCCACAATCTATATCTTTATTTAAAATCATTCTAACAACCTCTATAGTTTCTTTGTTCATAGAAGATAAATGACTTAAATATTGAATATCTGTATTAGTAGCTCCATTATTTTTCGATAAAGATAATAAACATGAAAATATACTTTTTACATTAGGTAAAATATCAGAATATAAATTACTACCATAAGGCAAAAATTCTATTTTTTTAGTATTAAATCTCATATAAGGATTTAAAGCATATTTAAGAACTGTTCTTAAATTTTCACTTTCTAATCCTTTAGATAAAGCTATCTGTAATTTAGCTTGTTTATTCTTATTTCCTGATGTATTTTTAATATCTTGTAAAATTTCATATTCTTTTTTAAGACTCATTCCTATCTCCTAATTAAAATCTTTTAGCTTAGTTTTCCATTTACTTGATTCTTGCTTACAAACAGCTTCAATTTCAGGTACATTAATTCTTTTTTCTGCTACATCTTTTAATCTCATTCCTATTTCTTTAGAAGCTAATATACATGCAAATAAACTATCGAATGTTTTAAGTTTATAAAGAGCATTAGTAACTTCATCGAAAGGTACATTAAATACAGTACTTACATTTTCAATCAGTGCATTATAGTAATCCAAATCTTCCATTTATCCTCCTCATATGTTATTAATTATTTACTTTTATAATTATATTATAACATATGTCCTGTATTTTTACGTGATATTTCTTACTGTCCGTTTAATAATTTTAACAGATTTATTTAATTCTAATCTTTCAATAGTAGCTAAATTATCTTTTCCTTTTTTAATACTATTTAAACATTCTATCTCATATTTTTTAAGTTCTCTAGTAGAAGCAATTAATTGAAGTCCTATATCAGCTAATACAAAAGCATCTATTTCATCATCAGTTTTAAATTCTTTATTATATTTTTTATACACACCTAATCTGATCTGATCTTTCTTGCCTTGTCCTTTTCCTGTAGCCCATTTTTTAAGAGTGGTGGGAGCAACAAGAAGTATGTTTTTAGATAGCTCATTATAGATAGTATACTTAATAACACCTGCTAATTCAGCTAATATAAATATACTATTTCTAGAAGCAAAAGAGGAATTTTCAATAATAAATAAATCATCAAACATAGTTTTTTCAGATACTTGAGCTACAATATACTCTTGTCGATCTTTCATATCCCCGTAACCTGCCTTTGTACCAAAGCGACAAGTCTCTTGTAATCCTTGTATAAGATCTATTCTACTAAATCCTGTAGATGTTACAGATAAATCTAACCCTACAACTCCTTTTATATTATTCATTATTTTGTCCTTGTATTTATTATTTTTGTAGAACCATCAGAGTAATGTAATGCTATTTGTTCTATAGATGTTTTTTTAGTTTTCTTTAAACATTCATAACATTCTAATTCTTTATTTGGTTCAGAAATAATAGTGCTACCTGGGGGTAAAGGACACTTAACCCAATTCCTGGGTACTTTACACCAATAAGGAGCCCAATCTTTATTTACAAAAGGACATTCTAAAAAATCAGGTTTACTACACCATTCAGGTTTATTACCCACAAAATATCTCCTTCCATGTTTGATAGTTTACCCCAGAAGTTAATGTATACATATCATAAGTCTCTAAGACTTGTATTATTTGTTCTATATCAAAAGTTTCAGTAGGATGTAATGTAATAGGTCTAGTACCTTCTATAGGAAGAACTACTAATCGTTTTGTGAATTCAATTACATCGTCAGAGTTTTTTATCCTATCAAACACTACACCTTTAGTAAGTTGTTCTTTTAAATATTTAATAGCTGTTTGATATCCTACTCCTTTAATACCAGGTACTTTATCCCCTGTACACCCTGCTAATGACTTAACTTCTGCCCATTGTTCTGGAAATATATTATATTTTTCCATGAAATCATTTTGTGTAAATTCTTTTTTACTTTTAAGAAGATACATAGAACAACAAGGGTCCATTAATTGATACATATCATTATCTGAACTTACTATAATTAATCTCTTTATATTAGATGTATTTTTAACCACACTTGCTATTACATCATCACCTTCTCTACCTTTTTGCATAAAAATATTTTTAAATCCTAAAGCAGGTAGGACTTTTTTACGTAAAATATCAAATTGATCGTGGACAGCTCCATTTTCATCTTTCTCTTGTTCTGTGAATTCTTTATCTTTCTTTTTATAGTCAGGAAAAATATCGTATCGAATATTAGTACTACTATCCCAACAAAATACAAATTGATTAGTTTCAAATAAACGGGCTAAGTAGAGTATTCTAAATAAAAATCCATATATAACACCTACTTGAAGGTCTTCGTGAGTTAATTCACCTAAGGAATGTTTTACTGTGTGACCTAGAGCATTACAATCTATAATTAAAGTTGGTTTCATATTACTCCTTAAAAAATTAGGGTGGGGCTCATTCCGTAGAAGAGGAAATGCCAATAAGCCCCTTCGCCCCACCCCAATTAATTTAACCTCTTTGTTTCTTTTTCCTTGTTGTTTTAAGTTTATTTTCAATCTCATACCATAAATCTTGTACTTTCTTTTTTAATGATCCTTCAAGCTTATTGTTTTCAATGTAAACAATAGCTCTTTCCATAGCTTGATAAGATTCGGTAATACAATCATACTTTGTGGCTCCTGTTTTATCTTTAAGCCATTGTAAATTAGCTCTAATATCGTCTATTCCATACCCAAATACAATACATACAGGAGCTTCTCTAAAAGGATCATTCTTAGTATTCTTTGTTATTTTAACATTAATATTAATTCCAATTGTTTTAGATATTTTTTTATCATTACCTATTGTAGAATTTTTAATTATGTAAGGTGTAGAATTTTTTGCTTTAGCTATAGGTTGAACTTCCATTGCAATAGTTGAGTAAAAAAGTAAAGCCATTCCTCCAGGCATCACTTTACCATAATCACCTTGACGTATTTGGTTAGTACATACAAGAAGTTTATGTGGTGAAGCTACAATTCTAGCTACTTTACGAAGACCAGCAGAGAATTCTTTTGCTCTTCGCATTCCCATCTTATCCCCTTTATCACTCATCTCCAACTCTGTAGTTAAGGCCGCCAAACTATCTGTAGCATAAACATTTACAGTATCCTTATTTTCAGGTTCCCAATTAGCTATATCATCAAATACTTCACTTACAAGTTCCATTCTTTGATAATTTTTCTTTTCAAGAGACATACCATATATTTCAGCATACTCCTGGTCAAGTCTACCTTCTGGATCATTAAACCTTACTTCACCATCATTTCCTTGTGAAGAACCTCCTATTTCAGATAGTATAGCAGACTTACCTAATCCAGATGGGCCATATATTAAAGCCATTATTCCACCAGGTATACCTCCCCCTTGTACTCTTGTTCCTGTAAGAGCTAAATCAAGTAAAGTAGAGCCTGTAGTTATATACATATCCCCAGACTCTACCATCTTAACTTTATCTTCAGACATATCTTTTTCATAATTTTTAACAGTTTCAGAAGCTGGTTTACGGGTACTGCTGGGGGTACTTCCCCCAGCAGATGTTTCCGTAGTAGCTCCTCGTGATGTACGAGCAACTCTTTCCATTAACCTCTCCTTGTTCTTGTTTTAACTGGTTCTTTCTTTTTATTTTCTTCAGATAATTTACTACATTCTTCCCATAAAGTCATATCACAATCATTACATTCGGGATATTTATCTGCATCTATTCCAAATACTTTTTTATTGGGGCATTTATTTTCTTCTGTTTTAACAGGTTCTTCAATAGTAGCTCTTGTTCTTGTTCTTGTAGCAGGCTCTTCTTCTTTAGCAGGCTCTTCTTCTGGACTTGGATCTATAGGAATATCTTCCTCCTCTTCCTCCTCTTCCTTCTTCTCTTTTCCATAATACATTGTGTCTATCTGCTCGTATGTATACAGAATTACTAATTCATCTAAACTCTTTGTTTGTTCTAAATCACTATCCTCAATAATATATCCATCACGATCTTCAAAATTATGAGCTGTAAATTCTGTTTGTGTTTTACTTCCTGATTTTTCAAATACTACTTCTTTTCCTTCATCTGGGGATGCAAAAGAAATATAACCCCCGCCTTTTCTTTTCTTAGCTCTGGCCGCCAAGTGTTTTTGCATGAAGAAATGTGCTACTTCCCATACTTGAACACCTTTCTTTTCTTCTTCATCAGAATCTAAACAAATTATATTATAAACAGTTCTTCTTTTAGGGGTGATGTCTTTTAAAGATTGTGTATATTTTTTATCTGAACCATCATCCTCTTTTCTCTTTTCAGCTAAATCTTCACAAATAGGACAAGGCTGTCCAAAATTCCTTCCTGGGCATACAACACTTGCTTCATTAATACCTACTCCACGATGTACCCAAATATCTAAAAAGTATACAGCATCCCCAGGTTTAATATGCTCATAAGGTGAACATGTAGGAAAATGGTTTCCTACTTCAAACGGAAGTATGTTGATACTATGTTCCCCATTCTCACATTTCCAAAATTTAACACTTTCTAAATCCTTTTTGAAAATAGTTTCATACATACCTGAGGAATCTTTACTATCGTACGCCTCCTTAGATCTACTTGGCAACTGTTGTTTAGCTTTGTCTCTTAGACTCATTTTTTTTCTCCTTCTTCTTAAATTTATTAATATTAGCAAAATAGCTTCTGAAGATAGCTGAGGCCACAAGCCTCACTACCATATAGCTCAAGATAAGAACTGCAACTACTTTTAAAACTTCTAAAAAAGAATTTATAAATAACTCATTCATCTTTAAATACTCTACTAGCTCTTCGCATGTCATCATGTTCCTCTATTTTTTCTTTACTACTATCTGAAATATGAGGTTCTGCATAATAATGAGATAAAAATAATTTAGTTAAATTCTCTAATGCAGATTTCTTATGATCAAACCCACTTAATATTCCTTTTAAAACATTCACATTATGATTAGTCTCTACTACTTCTTGTTTTTTATCTATATATTTTTCTTGTAGCCAAATAGTTCTTTCAACTAATTTTTCTGTAATTTTAACATCTATTTCATATTTTTGCGGAAACATTCTTATATCTTTAGAAAATTGTGCTTCTAAAAGTTCTAAATCATCCTTAGTTTCTTGTTGAATTTTTATAGCATCCGCAAGTTCTTCAGAATATTGTTGATATAAATGAGCTTGTTTAATCCATCCTTGATCCAAATTATTTTCATCTATAATTAAATCTTCTTTAGCGTTCATTTTTTTCCTTTCTTTAAATTGTATATTACTATTATAACATATGTTCTTAGTTCTTATAGTTGACAAGCAAGATATATTTCTAGTACAATTCCTCCTTTTCCTGTATACATACATGGTTCTACAAATATACTCATCATTTCAGCTATTCTAGGGTTTCCTTCTGGACTATTTAATAATACAGCAGATAAATAACCCAGTATAGCATACCTTATACTCTCAGTATCAGAATCTACCCCTTTTATCAATTTAGACATTTCAGCCCATTTACCTTTTCCTGGTTCAACTAGCATTTTACATATTTCCAATACAGTAGCTTCCCCAATAGAAGTATCCTGTATCATCTTAAATGCTCTCTCATCATCTGCTATTTCAATTACTTGTTCTAATATTTTAAGAGCTTTACGACAAGAGCCCCCAGAACAATATGCTATTTCATTTAGATTTCTATCAGGTAATGGTGGTTCTATTCCTTCTTCTTTAACTACTTTTTTCAATAGTAACATTATTTTATTTCTAGGTAAAGAAGAAACGGTGTACGTGGAGCATCTTGTTTTAATAGTCTCTAATACTTTTTCAGAATTAGTAGTACATAGAACAAAATATACATGTTTTGGGGGATCTTCTAATAAAAGTAGTAAAGCATTTTGGGCTTCCTTTGTAAGCATATGACACTCGTCAAGTAAATAGAATTTTTTAGTACCGTGCATAGGGGCATACTTACAGGTTGCTTCCAACTTTCTAATTGTATCTATTCCTCTTGTATTAGCTGTATTGTAAATAAAGGTGTCTTGTTCTGAAACTTTTAAGAGATTCCTAATTATCATAGCAAACGTGGTTTTACCACAGCCCGATGGGCCTATGAAAAGAAAACTTTTAGGTGGTCCTTGCTTTCTATTTAATAGGCTTTGAATACTCTCAACTGTACTTTTATTACCTACCATGTCAGTTAATGTTTTGGGTCTATATTTTAAGTCTAAACTGAGATTTATGCTGTTAGTTGTCATTATAAAAGCTTTCTATCCTTCGAATTCTGCGTTTTAAGCAAGGAACTTTATAGTAGCTATGCATTGTATTAAGTATTAATATTGTGACAAGATTTCCATTAAGCCCATACCTAATTCTCTTAGTGATTTAGTTACTTCTTCTACTCTTTTAGGATCTTTATTCTTCTTTCTTTCAATTTCATTTACACTCTTCTGAACAGTATCATTATATTGTTTGAAAAACTCCATAGCTTCTTTTCTTTGTTTGGTACGTCTAGTTTCCATAGACTCAAATTTCTTCTCATCTATTTCCAAATTAGTTGTTCTCTTTTTTAACTCTTTCATTGTCTCAGCAAAGTGAAAAGAATGTTCTAAAAACTCTTTCATACCAGTGTATACTTCATAATCATTTTCAATTAATTTATCTTTTACAAATATGTCACCGTTTCTTCTTAAACTAATTATGTTTTTATTTTTAAATCCTAATGTTATTTCATTAGCTGTAGCATCCGCATTTACTTCCTCTTCATTTTCCATTATTTACTCCTTTTTTAAAATATCTCTGAAATTTATTTATTCTTTTTTCTTTATTTTTAATTGGAGGCGATTCAAGCATTTTATTTGTTGCTATTCTCCATTGTTTTAATTCTTCATTTGTTGATGCACAGATAATATTAAATTTTAATTCATTAAGATAAAAATAAAAACCGGGGTACATATTATCAAGTTGTGATTGAGTCTTTTCAATCTTAATATTTTTTTTTAAAAGATAAATTTTAAATTTTTCAGCATCAATCCAATTTAATACAATATCAATATCACTTTCTTTAGTCGCAGGACCATAAACTTGGGAGCCTGTTAAAACTATTTGTCCAAGCATCTTATTCTCCTATCCATGTTAAAAAAGTTTTATAAAATCTACCTTCTTTACTTACCCAAAAAAAGGAATATAATCTATAAGCCCCTAATTTTTTAAGCATTAATTCTCTATACTTCCCTACTTCTCCTCCCCCAGTATTACCAGCTAAGTATAATTTCACGTTAATTTTTTCCAAACAGAACAATATCTAGCAAAACAATAGTTGCCGAAAGAACTACTACCTTTATTACCACAATATTGCCATCTAGAATCATAATATTTACAGTATTTCTTAAATGTTCTAAAAGTAATCTTTTTTTTAATAGCTTTCATCATATACTTGGCCTTTACTATTCCTCCATACTCCATTCTTTTCAAATACTTCTTCTTTTTGATACCATGTTCCATTTATTGGAGTCATTTCTACTTCTATATCTAAAGGTACTATTATCCATTTATTCTCTTTTCTTATATCCACACAGCTTATCTGTTTAGCAGTAAAAGTAAAATCATTTTGCTCTACAGGATCTACATCTCCTACAATAGAATCATGTATTTGTCCTACTATCCTACTATCCCAATCTTCTATTTCACATACTTCTTGTAATCTTGTAAGTGTCCACAGTAAACAATGAAAACCTGCTCCTTGTATAGAGGAATTTAGTATTTCATTTTTAGATAAAAAACCTCCTCTTCTATGTCCAAAAAACATTTCAACGTAACCGTTTTTATTATAATTTTCAACCATTTTCTCTTGCCATTTTTTAAATACTTTAAATCTATTCCAAAAAGCTTTTTCACATTTTTGTAAATGTTGTTCAAAAGATTCATAAGTTCCTATTTTTTTACTTTTCAAATGGGATAGTAAAGGTGTTCCATCATTTAAGAATAAATTATTTACTTCTGTCCAAATAGTAATAGCACATGTTTTATACCAAGCCCCATAAAATTGAGGAAATACCCATCCATTCTTAGTATAAAATCTCATCGTCTTACTAACTTGTTCTCTTTTACATTTAAATACATCAACTGCTTGATCTGTATGCATATCTCCCCCTGTAATTATATAATTTACAAGTACAGGATCTTGGGTATAACAAGCCGCTATTCTTACTTCCAAGGAACTATAATCTATTTCACATAGTCTATGTCCTGGTGAAGCAATTATTCCGGATCGACACATACGTTTTGCTTCTTCGTCTCTTACAGGTATGTTTTGAAAATTAGGCTCACTACTAGAACTACGATATGTTCTAGCTCTATGTAAATCAAAATTAGGATGTATTTTACCATTGTATACTTCTCTTAAGAATTGAGCAAGATATGTATCTTTAGTTTTGATTAATTTCTTTTTTTCTAATAATTTATCAGCAAAAGGACTGTCTAAGGAAGTTAAAGATTCTGCGTCTACAGAATTAGCCCCACCAGCTGTTTCTTTTAAAGGTTTAAGTTTTAGTAAACTATAGAATAAGTAACATAAATTATCGTCTGAGGTAGTTTTAATTGTTTTACCAGTACTTTTTTTAAACAATAAAGCTTCGTCCATCTCGAGTAATTGTGTTTCAATTCTATTTACTCTAATATTTAATTTTTTATCCATATTATTATAATACTTTTCATTAGCACCAATTCCATTAATTTGAATTTCACATAGAGCAAGTAATCCGTCAAGCCAAAATCTATTTGCTTTATTTAATTCTGGATTCCTTTTTAAATATTCGGTTTGTTTTTTATATAATAGTAAAGTAAATAATGAATCTAGAGCACCATACTCTAATAATTTAGGTAAAGGTATTTCATGTACTTTATTAAATTCCTCATTCTTTTTTGTTGTAAGTAGATGGTGTAATTCCTTATCATATTCGTCTATTCCAAAATTTATATATACTTGATGTTTAAGTCCACAGAACATTTTTCTATCGTCTATAATATGAGCTGTATTCATAGTACAAGCAACCCAACCTTGTATTTTAACATCAAATATATTTCTACTCCAAGTATCTTCATATTTAAGATTATGAGCTATCTTTTTAATTTCAGGAGTTTCTAATATCATTTTCCAAATAGATGTAATTTGATCTAATTGTTTTTCATCCCATATTCCTTCTCTTTGTAATGGAAAACAATATGCTTTAGTTACTCTTTTTTCTATAAAACATAGAGAAATACATTCTATTCTATGACCAGGCTTATATGGCTTAGCTCCAGTAGTTTCATAATCAAAAGATATTTCAAAAGAATTTTTTAAAATATGTAATAAGAGGGTAAGTATGTTCTGAAAGTCATAAAGTAGAACTATATCTTTTTTATACTCTTCTAAAGTCTTTTTTACAAATTCAACATGTAAATAATTTTTAGCATACTTAACTTTCTTTTCAAAATATTTTGTTAATCCAACATCTTGTTCTCTTTTTTTATCCTTATTTACTTTAAAGCAATAATTAGGATTTTGAATATAAATAATAGGAACACCTATAAATTGGTCGGGTATCCATAATTTTTCCCAGATTATTTCTGTTAAATTTTTATGTCTACCTTCAAGTAAAGATTCCATTCCTGCTCTACCCATTATCCAAACTGCTTTAGGCTTTAATTCTTTAATAGCTTTAAATACCCTAGGCCTGCAAGCTCTTTTTTGTTTAATAGTAGGTTTATTATCTTTTTGAGGACAAGCAGTGGAGTGAACTACCCAACAATCTTCGTGTAAATCTATTCCGTTTTGTCTTAATACTTTAATTAATAATTTAAGTGCATAAGGTAAGAAAGCTATAATTTCACCTTCTTTTGTTTTATATGGATGCTCACATAATAATAATATTCCTTTTTTACCATTTCCTGTTATAAGTATTTTATCTTGGGTATTTAACCCACAAGACCCGCAGTCTGGATTTCCGGCTTTGTGGGTTATTTCTAACGAAGGTCCTTTTTTATTACCTTTAATTTCCACACCTGTATTTCCAGGCATATCTTTAATATTAAAAAACTTCTTAAGTTTCGCCATTATCAATCCTTTTATAGTATACAAGTGTGGTCATCATTTGTTCAAAGTAAAAGAAGGATACGAGTCGGTCAATAGTCATTATATCAGATAAATCTTTTTCACGTTCTATCTGAGTACCGCCAGGAACTCCTGCAAAGTAGAGCACCATTATTTTTCTTTATCCACTTTTCTTTTATGAAGAGTACAAATATTATTATAAAGAATAGAAATATCCAAAACACAACCTCTTGCCTCCCACATTGTACAATTTCTACACATATCTGCTTCTTTCACCTCCACAGTCTCAATATCCATTTCAAATTCATCATCACCCTCAATACAAAAATCACAATAACTACAATTCAATATCTCTGCTTTCTTTTTTAAACTAATCATCACCTTTTCCTCCTTTGTTAATTTATTATTTAAAGTTCCTTTGTAATCCAATCCTTTAAGCCAACCACATTCTTCATAATGATACCCTATTTGTTCACTTATTATTTTTTTCCCCTCTTCAATATTCTTTAGTATATTCTCCGGTTTTTTATTATTCCATTCATCACTAAAAGTACCATTACATAAAAAAGGATTCATTAAAATATTTGATACCAATTTATCTGCTTTTCTTTCAGCTTCCTCTTTATACATATCGTATACCCAATTAGAAGAATAATTAGGATTACTAAAAATTATTGCTTTACTTTTTTCTTTGGGTATAGAGTAATCTAATTTAATATCTTTATTTTTACTCATTATCATCCCCAGGTAACATTATTACATGTTTAAAATTACCAGATACAAATAATGCTTTTTTGTTATCTGTTACTAAAGAAGTAGCTTTCTCCAGTATTTGTACTAAAAAAGAAGGATTAATTTCTATTTCTAATTCATGATCAAATTCAAAAGCAGTTTCTTTTTCAATCCACCCTGTTTGTTTTTCAGCTCTTGCAAGTATCTTTTTATCCTTTGCTTTTAAAGAAATAACTTTATCCATATCAATATTACCATCCGTCATAAAAGTCATATCTTCAATTACTTCTTTAAACTCTTTAGGTAGTTTTATCTCCTCTCCTTCTACAGAAAAATTTTCATCTAAATTATTAGGATAATCACCAATCATTACTCTACTACTGAAAATTAATCCTTCTTTAGTTCTAAAATGTGCCCAATTATCTGTAAAACATCCTTCAGTAACATCAAAAGAAACAAGATCTACTATATTACGTGCGGGTATTAAAACTTCCCCTTTAATACCTTCTTCCATTATATATTCACTTATACGTACTTCTTCAGCAGAATTAATTTTATTGCCATTTACATGAACACAAGTTAGAACTCCTTGTGTCATATCTGAGGATGCTGAGAACATACAAAGAAATAAACCTTTTATGAAATCAGAAGGCAGTTTTTCCCATTTCAAAGAAGGTAAATCAAGGAGTTTTATATGTTCTTCAGCATCACCCTCAGTTGTAGTAGCTAATCCTGCTCTTGTTTTATCTGTTTTAATTAATAATTTTCCATTTTCCAATTCCATTTTAATTAAATCATTAGTAATACCAGATATTACTTTATACAAATCTTCAGCTTTTACAGAGCATCTAAATTCTGTTTCAAAAGGATGTGTAATACAAATATCGTCATTATATGTAGTAATTTCCTTTCCGGTAAATATGAAGTGGGTGAACTGTTCAATTATGCCCTTCTTTGCAATTCCAGGTTTTACTCTATTTAATGCATTTAATAATTCTACTCTATCAATTTTCATTTATGTCCTTTCTGTTAAATTGTTATAATAATAATATTATAACATATGTCCTTAATTCTTTTAAGATTTATTTTTTGAATATAATATTTTTTCAAGAGTTTTTGTTTCAGATTTTAACCACCTTTGCCATATAGGACAAGTTCTTATTTTACAAAATTCTACTTTAGGACTCCAACTTTTATCTCCCCTATTATAACTACACCAGCCTCGTTCTGGAGTATAATATTTACAAATTAATTTCATCTTATTGAAATTTGTAAGTGTAATTCTTGGTGTAGGATTATCTCTACTCATATTTCCTCCTTTAATAGTTTCCAACTTACTTTACGAAATTGGAATAAGCCTAAAGTTAAGTCGTAAAAAGAATAAAGTATATTCCTATTACGATCTTTATGTATACGGTTGAAACTTGGTAATCTATCTGATCCTACAGCGGCAAAGTATAATTTCATGATTTTAATATGTATATTACATCTAAAGCTATTTTTTCAATAGCTTTTAAATGTGGAATTGAATCTACATTATGATGTTGTCCTTTGTAAGCTAATTCTGTAATTTCTTTTAAATTATCTATAATTTTTTCATCTCTAGTTTTTATTCCTAAAGCTTTGTTACTTACAGGACTTTGTTCTAACAGCATATTCTTCTCCCCTGCTAATATTAATATCTTCTAGGTAATCTTCTACATCATCCATACATTTACGAGCAAAATTTTCATACACAGTTGAACCAATTTCACATATTTTTAATTTGTATTCAAGACCTTTTATTTCAGTTTTTAATTCTTTTATTTGTGTATTTCCAATTATTATTTGGTATATTAAAAAACAGCAAACAATAAAAAGCAAACAAAAAGGAATCATAAATTTATTTTTCATAATTACCTCTCCTTATGTTCCATTAATGCATGTTCAAGTTCTTCTAAGTAAAAGAAGGAATAAAGTCTATTAAAACAAGTGTATCCTCTACTTAGAAGATTATCTCTCATTCTACTTTCTTCCCCGTCTGTATTCATCATAGGAAAATTTCCTGCATTAAATAGTATCATGTTTCCACCTTTTCCATACAGGACAATATTTCTTGGAACATATTTGTATTATTCCTTTATGTAGAGAATTTTTACAAAAATTAGGATAAGCTAAAGGATTTTTACCAGTACGTTTATGTTCACATATTCTTTTTAATTGTTGGAAGGTAATTGCTTTTCTTTGATAGAACTCCATTACTCCCCCTCCTATTTAAATAACTTGAATTTTTTAGTTTCATTCTCAACTTTAAAAGCCCAAGGCCATTCGGGTATGGAAGCTTCTAAATCTAAATAATACATTATATTTAATTCGTCTCTTAATTTATAATTATTACATATACCTTCTTCTATAATTCTTTCATACATTACTACATTAGGATCGTCAGATGAAAACTTCTTTTCATTTTCAGCAGGTTCATACTCTTTATCTGTTTTAAATATTTCCGATTTACCTAATTTAAGTCCTTTAGATTCGATATAATTTAATATTATTTTCTGTTCTGCAGGAGCAAAAGTATCAAAATGTTTGCCTGTTTCTTTATTAGAAGGACTTCTAGCAGAGACCGCCACCGTCCAGGCGTTTACTGTGTAGTCATATTTACCATTTATTTTTTTAGGAACACAGATTACTCCATATCTTCCGAACTTAACCCAACTGGTACTATCAACGGAAAACCACGGCCATCGATTTACTAATTTTACAGAAGTTACAGCAAATCCATGAACCTTTACTAAAGGCATTCCGTATTTATCTGTAAATATTTCACTCCATATTTTATCTAAAGCAGGAATTAATATACTAGGTGGATTTGGAATAAGGCCGCCTAGTGCAATATAATCGTATCCTTTATCCATATACATTTTTAACCATTTAATATCTGAACCTAAATGAAAGACAGGTAAAGGATTAAGACCAGATTCTTCCATATACATTTGATTAACCCAAGTTTCTTCTGCGTTATTAATTACATCAAAATTAGCATATACTTCTAAATCTTCCATATGTTCTTTAATGAAAGCAATGTAATTATCTCTATATAATCTATAATCGTCTGTTTTAAGAAAAGAATAATCATCATGTTTTCTTTCTCCTAAAAAACTACCCATATGTCCAGCATCTTTATTTTGTCGCATTAATTTATTATACAAACTGGGAGAGCCCGAATCTAAGAAAATTTTAACGTCTTTTCGCATACTTAGCCTTACTTTCTATTTTACCCATTTATAACATTTCCTTGTTTGTATATGTCTAATGTTACCTTCAGAACAATTAAATTTTTTAGCTAGAATAAAACAATGAACTGTATCTTTATTTGCTCTAATTTCTAATACATCTTTTTCCGTTAATTTTTTTCTACATTTACCTGCTTTTGAACTAGACAATACATTTTGTTCTGGTGTTAAATATTCTAAATTATCTGAAAAATTATTTTCTTTATTAAAATCTTTATGATTAATTTCATATCCTGTTGGTCTAGGTCCTAAAAATGTTAGCCCAATTAAAACATGTGTACTTCTATGATATGATTTTTTATTCTTATGTAAAGATACTTGAACATATCCAGTTGTTGGATTAACTCTTTGTTTAAGTATCCTTCCGCTTTTCCAAAAACTTTTAACTCTTCCTAAATTACTAGCTTGATAATATCCTTCAAATTTAGGTATATCTTTCCATATTTCTTCCATATCATACTCCTTATTTTAATTAATAGTCATAAGAAGTGTAGCACATCTAAGGTACTTTGTCAACTATAAATTATACACCTACCCTCCTAGCTACCCTCGTCGAGGGCACTATTCCTTTGGATGCTCTTCTTACAGTTTCTTTAGTAAAAAATACAAAAGCATTGAGTTTAGATTTACAACTATCTGAGTCATTACAATATCTCACTTTTGTTGTAACAGTTTCGGGGTCTAAATCCAATTCATAACTAATATCTTTTACTACTTCATCTAGATATATAGCACTACGTTCTCTTCTACAGATCGAACATTTCATAATATTGCCTCATTTATTTACTTTTATAATATATTATAACATATGTTCTGTATTTTTGTAAGATATTTACAACAGTTTCATAATATTAATCATGTTAGGTATAGCTTGTTTACCTTTATCAGATAAATATTTCTTATTTCTATCAAACTCTTTATGAGGGGTGTAACTAGTTTTCATACATAATTCTAATGTTAATAATAATTCTTTCCAATCATTATATCGAAAACATCGTTCATACATTTTAGAGTAACTAAGCTTATCAGGAACTATAGGATAACATCCATTAAATACAGCCTCCTGCATCGCAATTCCCCACGTCTCTTGCTCTGCAAATGATATAGCTATTTTGGATCTAGCCAATAATTCATAATACTCTTTTTTATTTCTACAGGCATCTTTAGATTTAAGCCACACCCACCCTTTAAATTCTTTCATACATTTACATTCTTCCTTAAGTCTACCAAACAAGTCAGGTCTCTTTTCCTCATCTAGTCTATGAGGAAATACTATTATATTCTCTTTTTTAATACCTTTTGTATGATCTATTTCATCTGCATATATAGGAAATCCAGTAACATGTATTTTATGAGGAGCAATTTTTCTTCTTTGTTTTATTAAATCTCTATGATACTCTGTAGCTACAAAAATAGCATCTACTATTTCAAACCAACTCTCCTCTAATTTTTCACCCCATTTACCCATCCCCTGTTTAGCTAAAAAATCATTAGGGTCATATGTACCAGCATGAAGGCATCCACAGATTTTAAATTTGAGTCCTATGCCATCTCTAATGTATGCTAACATTTCAAGTCCTGGAAACCAAATATCTTGAAAAAATACAACTACATCTTGAGCACTGTTTGTTTGAAACTCCTTTTTGGTTAATATTTTACAGATTTTTCTAAGTTGAGTAGCCTTGTAAATATTTGTTTGGACAACATCTAAAAAAGAACCGTCTTTTATGCCTTCATACTTTCTACCGTATACATTATCATAATCTATTATGTCCACAGCTAAATGGTTACAAAACCAAGTATCCCATTGTGCAGAGTATCTCTCTTCCAAAGGCTCTATTGGTACATTAATAATTTTCATACTACCTCCTTTAGCAGTTCCAATTTCTATCATATTTATATTCTTTACAAAATTCATCTATTAGATCAGATATCATTTCAGTAGTACACCAATTTTTCTCTGTTAGATGACCAATCCAAACTACCAATTTGAAGGGGTCATTACATCTAGAGGTTTCAAAACTGTACCCTTCATCGATAATTACAAACTCCTCATTTTCGATTTTGACCGTAGACGGTGTTTTTGGTTGTTCTAAAAGCTCTTTTGCTGAAATACCTATAATTTTTTCCATTTTAAACTCCTTTCAACTGTTATTATACTATTGACTTAAAAATATTTTGCTAATTAGACGCAGAATTCTGCGTTTTAAGCAAGGAACTATGTAGTAGCTATACATAGCTAACGACTAGTAATTATTCCTAGACGAGCCGCTATGGCAAAGAAAGTATACCCTTCTTCTTTAGTACAGCGTTTAACCAAATATAGATACTCTACTGCTTCAATTATAGTACATTTATCAAACTCCTTAGGATTAGTAAATTTGCATAAACTTTTGGGTAAATTGTAAAGTTCAAACCATTTATAATCTAATGTAGATATTTCTTTTACAGATTTAATTTTATCATATAAGAAAGAATCAGGTATATAAGAAGGTAACAGTCTAACTGGTCTTTCATCTAGAACCTTTCCAAATACTCTTCTTTTTTCAAATCCTCTAGTACCCGGGTACCACTGAAAGAATTGGCCTAATCCTCCTTCTGTACTATTTGTTTGTATTCTGCCATATAGCTCTTCTAATTTATAACCGTTTACTTTAAGAAATTCCCCTGTTTTATTTAAAGTATTTAATGTTTCACCAGGAAAGAAAGTTAAAGTAAGCCAAAAAATGTTTACTTTAGAGTGTTTGAATGTTTTAGCTAACTTTTCATATTTTTCCACAGATACTTTACCCATATCTTTAGCTAATTTTTCATCTGCTGTTTCAAATCCAACTTCTATTAATTTTACTCCTGCCCTCTCTAAAGGCCTTATTCCATATTTTTCTACAAATTTAAGAACTGTTCCTATATGACCCATAGCAATAAGTTGATATTGGTCGTCTTTATCATTACATTTATTACAATCATCAAACCAACTTAATATTTCACATGTTCTATCTGTATTCCAAAAGAAATCTTCATCTGTAAAATGTATACATCTTATATTTTCAGAATCCATATACTCTAAACTTTTAATAACTTCTTTACCATCAGGAACAACTCTTGTTTTATTACAATTAATAGTAGAAGGACAGAATGTACATCCATTAGGACACCCGTATGTAGTACAGAAAGGATAGACTTGACCTTGATATTTTTTCAAATGCATATCACAATCACTTAACAATAGATACTTAAAGTCTTCAAAGTAATAAGGATAATCCATAATGCCTTTTTTAATTAAGCTGTCTCCTATTACTATTTTAGGTAAATTTAATTCGTCAATAAGACCGTAGTACCCGAAAAAATGTACATTTCCTTTAATAAAACGATTTAATACTTTGCAAGCTTCGATTTGCGGATATGACCAGAGTGCAATATAGTAATTATCCGCTTCTGGTAAGTTATCTATTTCTGCGATTGTGAAGTTTTCAAGAATTTTTACATTTTCTTTTCCTTGTTTACATGCAGAGTAGAATATATAAGGCAAATAACAAAAACTTCCCCTATTAAACTCTGTAGATGCTGGATCAATTATAATACTATCATATTTCATTTTTCCTCCTCTTTCATCCATTCTGCTCCATTTTCATTATCCTCCATACAACGTACATAATCTGCTTTCCAATATACTCCAAATGTTTTAGCTATACTCTCACAAGACATTTGACCTAAATTTTTATTTAACCATTGTTCCCGTATATAATGTTCTACTTTTTCTTTTTGTTGTATAAATTCTATATCTCTATTATCGTGATTTACTTCCCATTTCATACGTATATGGAATACATGCCTATGAGGATGTTTAAGATATTTCATCTCAGGTATACCACAGTCAGACCAACAATGAATTGCCGAGAACTGTGTATTTAGAATAATATTCGTCATAAAGCACCTCTTATAGTTGAATTGAAATTATAATGTAGATTTTAAAGATATCTGGATCATTGCTAGAGCTTTTTCTTCCAGATGCTGATTAGTTTTAAAAACTCCAGATACTGAACTTGTTATCATTCCTGAATTAGATTGTTTTACACCACGACATCGTACACAATTATGTATAGCTCTCATAAACACAAATGTGCCTTGAGGTTTAAGAATTGTATCTATTCTTTTAATTACTTCTTGACATAAATTCTCTTGTAGTTGAGGTTTAGCAGAATAATGTTCCACACATCTTGCTAATTTAGATAATCCTGTAAGTTTTACATCTGGTATATAAGCTACCCATGCTTCCCCAGAAAATGGGAGGAAATGATGTGAACACATTGAAACAAAAGATATACGATCTGACATTACTATTTGGTCATACTTTTGACTATTGGGAAACTCTTTAAACTCATTAAATTCTTTTCCTATATTTTTTAAGAGTTCCTGACAATACATTTTAGCTACTCTTTTAGGAGTGTCAAGTAGGTTGGGGTCATTTAAATTTAACCCCAACCCATCGACTAGTAGCCTTGAGAATTCTTTTTTTACAAGACTTTGATCCATATTACTTACCTTTCTTTTCTTTTACAGGAGCTTCTTCTACAGGAGTTTCCTCTACAGGAGTAGATTCTTTTTTGATCTTCTTCTCAGCAATATCAATATAAATGTTATTACGTTTAGCGATAAAAACTGCATCTGTCTTAGGCGGATCCTTTTTAGCATACAAATCTGTATACATAGCAAGTCCTGCGGCCACAATCTCTTCTTTAGTCTTACCAGCCATGCTTTTGATCATATCATATGCTCTCTGTTCAAAATTAGGACCTCTATCTTTTTTTACTTTTGGAGCTTTTTTCTTACGAATCTCAGCAATTTCTTCTGGACTCGGATCTACTCCGTTTACAATGTCATTATAAAAAATAATAACAGACTCAGGAATTTTTTTAGCATCTTCATGATCTTCAGGTACACTCTCAACCCCTTTAAGAAACAGCTCAATTAGATCTACTCTTTTAAGTCCTACAGATTTGATTGTGTACGGTTTCTTTTCAGCATCAAAAAGAACTCCACACTTATTGAGATTTCCAATCTCTTTACGCAGGTTTTTATTGTCTACAAATTCTGCACTT